AAAAAAAGTGCTCAAAAAGTTGGTTGTATACTAAAAAAAGTGCTCAAAAAGTTGGTTGTATACTAAAAAAAGTGCTCAAAAGGTTGGTTGTATACTAAAAAAAGTGCTCAAAAGGTTGGTTGTATACTAAAAAAAGTGCTCAAAAAGTTGGTTGTATACTAAAAAAAGTTAGTTGTGTACTAAAAAAAGTTGGTTATGTTCTTAAACTCAGAAGGTATAGTCTAGCTATATTTTATTTTGCGTACTTTTTTAGTACACAACTGGTTTTGCGCAGTTTTTTAGAATACAACTAGCTTTTTGCGCAGTTTTTAAAAAAAGTGCAAAGTGCATATATAAAGAATGGGTGCGTTATTTATATTAAAGACGACATGGGAATTCCATCCTATTATCGTAAACTGTGTAGTGTTATCAAGGGTCTATCCATTCGGCATTTGCAAAGTGCAGCAAATGCAGTAGATTGGTTTTTTATGGATTTTAACTGTCTCGTCTATCATTGTTTACGCCGACCTGAGATGCCTGTCTACACCGCATCGATGACCCAGATAGAGCAAGATGAATGGGAGCAGCAATTGATTGATTGTGTTACCGTCTATTGTCGCAAGGTGATTCAACACGTTGCGCCAACAAAAGGAGTGTACATTGCGATAGATGGGGTGGTACCCATGGCCAAAATGCGTCAGCAACGGCTGCGCCGTTTTAAATCCGTGTGGCTAAAGAAGCATGGGTCTTCGGAGTCTGGTGGATGGGATACCAATGCCATTACGCCTGGTACTGTGTTTATGAAGAAGTTGCGCATGGGCCTGGAAGGCATGATTCGACAGTACTCACCTATATCTAACGCTAAAACACCCTTATGGAAACTCAGTAGTAGCGACGAGCCAGGAGAAGGAGAGCATAAAATCATGGCACAATGGCGGACAGGCCAGTATCCAGGGAATGTGGCCATCTATGGTCTGGATGCAGACCTGATTGTCTTGTCGATGCTGGGACTTATCTGTCAAGCTCAACGTAAGGTCTGGCTCTTTCGTGAAGAGGTAGAAAAGGGGCAGATGGTGTATGATGCCACAGGTAATGAAGTCTTTGAATGGTTTTCGATTCATTTGTTGCGGGACTGGCTGACGGCGTCATTTCCATCTGAAGTCCAGCAGCGACAGTTCATCCTTGACTACTGTTTTGCCATGTCTGTACTCGGCAATGATTTCTTACCCAGCTCCCTCGGCTACAAGATGCGTGAGGATGGTCACGATGCACTACTTCGCATTCTGCAACAGCTATCAGTACAAGGGGTCACTCTTATTCAACCCGATTTGGAAATCAATCAAGAGGGATTGACGGCTCTCTTTCGTAGCTTAGCCACCCATGAATCGGATCGTATTCTGAGTTATATCTTAAAAAAACAGCAACAGGCGCGTCATGCGATAGAAACAGGACTGGGTGAGAACAATTGGCCCCTCGGCCACATCGAAGAGAATCAGTTCATGCATGATACACTGCCAAAGCAGCTACATCCTTCCTGGCGTATCAAATATGTCAAATGGCTAGGGCTGCCTTTTAGCGATACTTCTGTGCAACAGCTGTGTGCGGAATATCAACAAGGGGTACGATGGATATGGGCTTATTATATAGGACGTCCTGTATGCTACAACTGGTTTTATCCCTATGCACTGCCACCCCTGTGGGAATATTTGGCCCATGCCACCCCATGTATCAACTCCATGATAGTTCGAGTACAGGCGGAGGACATTCGACCCGTGGAACAGTTGGCACTCGTGTTGCCATTGGAGAGCTGGTCACTGATTCCATCACAGTCTGTGGAACAAAGATTACCAAAAATTGCTTCCCAGTTTTATCCCACTGAATTCTCCTTTGATTCTATGGGAAAGCGATTCTTCTGGGAATGTGAATCCATGATTCCTCTGCCGACAATTCTGGAAGTGAAGGCACTGATGGCCAAGGATACCATTGCGTAATATTCTATCTAAACTAAGTTGGATGGAAATATAGAATGGGGAACCAATCCTCGGTGGACCCCGTCCATGTCCGTATGTATTCCAATATGATTCAAATTACCCAGCCGCAAAAGCGAGTCCAGGTCATTCAGACCTGCATGGCATCCATGGAATATGTTAATTCAGCCAAACGGGCAGGGATGTATAGTTATCTGATGCATTACATTTCTACGGTACAATCGGGTGGTACACCCCCGTTACTTCCGGGAGAAAACGGGTCTAACGTAGGCCACTCTATAACACAAGGTGCACAAGGTGCACAAGTCGCCCGCTCCTTACAACCCATGATGCATGGCGGGCCTGGTAGTGCGACTCATCCGTCACTGTTGAATGCACCCAATGCAGCCACGTATACGCGTGGCCAAGCTCTTGTCCATCACACCGATAACACGCCTAGTTGGAAAGTCATCACCGATACCCCCAAACAAAAGGCCATGTCTTACTTCTCTTCCTGTCTTGAAGTTCTCAGTATCCAGGAAGAAGTAGCACTGACCGAAGATTCCCTAAAAAAGGCCTACAAACGGATGGCACTTAAAGCGCATCCTGACAAGGGTGGGTCCGAAGAGTACTTTGAAGCAGTCACTCGTGCATATGCGTATTTGACGGAGATTCTGTCATTTATGAAAGGCGGTCGACGAACTGCGAATGCAGGTGCGGTGGACGTCCCTACGAATGTGCGGATGAGTCGTGACCAGGATGCGAAGGCGTGGGACAATGGAGGGAAAGAGCCCGTTCGTCTTAGTGCTAAGAATCTGGATATGAATGCATTTAACCAGTTGTTCGAGCAAACCCATATGCCTGACCCTGATTCGGATGGATATGGCGATTGGTTGAAATCAAGCGATGCCAGGGAAACCGGTCCGAAGTTTAAGGGCGAATTCAATCGCGACGTGTTCAATCGGATGTTTGACGATGAATCAAAAAAAGGCGGACACCAGAAGTCACAGAATCTCATCGTCCATCCTGGCCAAATGGCCCTGACACTGAACCCAACGACGGGGGTAGACCTGGTGGGAGAGCGACCTGATAGCTATACTGCTGCCCCCAATTCACGCTTCCAATACACCGATTTACGTGGGGCGTATACCTCAGACAATACAGTTTCGGACAAAGTAGCAAATGTGTCCGTGGGTGAGCGTAACTATGAACAGTACAGGGCATCCCGTGAAAGCGCTCCTGACCCTTTTAGCCAGACCGAGCTGCATGGCATTCGTGAATTTGAGACACGTCAAAAACAACAGGACGACATGCGGGAGCGACGGCGGGCTGAAATGGCGGTTCGCAATCAACAGTACCATGACCAGATGAAACGCATGGTGATTACGGATGGGACAGATTATAGCCAGGGGCAGAAGAAGATTGGTTACTAATGCACTTTTTAAAAAAAAGTGCGCAAAAATCTGGGGGGGAATTGTCCAAAATCTGGGGGGAAATTGTCCAAAATCTGGATGGAAAGTGCACAAATCGTTGGGTAGTCCACATCGTTGGGTAGTCCAAACAGTTGGATGGAAACTGTGCCTAAATATATCTATACAGTGTAACTACACGGAATGTCCCTCTTACAACATGCCCTCTACCTCTTTCATTTTACCTCTATGGATGAAGTCTCCTCTGCCACCTTGAAACAAGCTTTCAAACGACAGGTATTAACCGCTCATCCTGACAAGGGCGGCAGTGAAGCGGAATTTGACCAGATGTTATCTGCCTATCTTTATTTGATGGAAATGACCCAGCGTCTGTCAGGCGGTCGCACTGCACTGCAACATGTGAATGCACCAGATGATATTAAGGAATCACGAGCCAACGAGGCACGGGCGAATCAAATCATCAATGAAATCTTTGAAGAGGTGGAGCGTGACCAACAGGAAGAAAAAGACCAGTCTGGTCGTGTCAAGGTAACAACAGCATTTCATGAAGCATTTGAGAATGTTCATCCACAGAGCAATGGATACAGTGAATGGCTCAAAGAAGATGCAGGAGATACCCTGGCGTATTCCGAGGAGGGGTTGTACAAAGAGGTAACCATCCAGGCCACCCTTGGCTCCGAAAAGGATTTGAATCAAGTATTTGAGGCGAAGATGGCACTGGCACCCAAGGTGGCCTCCACCTCACTATTACACCCTGATGAAATGGCATATGGCTCTTGCGCCATGGGAGTCACCTTGATAGAAGATGGGAAAGGGTATAGCTCATTTCCAGGTATGAATCCTGAATACTGTGACGTGTATGCCGCCTATACCTCGGAAAATACGGTGTTGGACAAAGTACAGTCTTCGACCGTGGATGGTCGTCCAAAAACCTTAGAAGAATTTATGGCAGAGCGAGACCGAGTCTATGAATGCTATCAGGATGAGGAGCTAGAGGCCATTGCGGAGTATGAACGACGACGATTTGAAGAAGAGAAGCGCCATAAGAACCAGGTAACACAGTATTTTAGCGGGTCGGTGAGATTGATTGAAAAAGATGTTATCGAAGACACTGTCGAAAACACTGTCGAATCAAAGGCAGACCACCATGGCTTTTGTATTCAGATAGGGAGATAATATAGGTGGTATATAGAGAATATGGATTCAATTCATATGTTAGTTATCATTTTAGGGGTTTTGTTTGCAGTGGCACTGGGCTACGCCATCCTCTACTCCAAACAATTGCGTCACCTCAATCCCTTTATGGACAAGCATTTGTTGGAGCGAGGTATGGAGAAACCTGTCCTCTGGCTCTTCTATAACCATTCAGATACCAATCAGCGCGAATGGCAGGACTTTGGCGCTCGCTCTTCTCGCGCTCTGAACATCCCTTTTTTGAATCTATGTTATGAATCCATTGTGCATCATAACAAGGGCGAGTATCGCATTGAAGTCATATCAGGACTGTCAGGTGTAGCAGAAGTACTGGGTGGATGGGACCAACTTCCTCCCGGTTTCAGACAACATGGAGCAATTTCACCCATCAATGAAATGGAACTGAACTGGATACGCACTGCCATTCTGGCCAAATTTGGTGGTCTGTGGTTAACGCCACACACGGTCTGTCTGAAAGGATTTGGCGTGTTGCCCAAGGATAAAACTGTCTTTTTCGGCACAGACATTGATGAAACCTTTGCAGGACCTCAAGGCACCGCAGTGCCTGGATTTCGTGCCGTCTGGTCTCCAGTGGCGCATCATCCCATGTTTGAAGAATGGGCCGCCGTCTGTTATGACCGCATCGTAAAAAAGAGTGGTGGTGACCAAATTCGCGGCGATGTGAAGCATGATTTTGTACGATTTAGTACGGAATACGTGAAGACGGGTATCATCGTGGACCCCGCTGCCGAAGGACTGCGTAAGAAGAATGGCAAACGCATTCAACTCGAAGACCTGTTGTCCACAGGTACAGATGGAAATCTACCATTTGATGTTACTAGCTACACGGTCTATATCCCCTTTCCCTGGACAGAATTGCGGGACCGCGAAATGTTCGGCTGGTTCCTGCGCATGTCGGAGGAACAAATCATGAAATCGGATATTGCTGTTAAGTATCTGTTACAACACAAGTGATGGCTTTTACGACGTGTGAGTAACTATGACTCTGTCAGTGTTCGATACACCACATTCTGTAGCGCCACAATGCTGGTATTCCCCTTGCAATATGATATCCACGAGTGAATCAGAAACTTATGAATGAAAATATTTTCTTTGAAATTACCATTTCCAAATAAATTATTGATGACCTGAAAGCTCTCCAAGATGTCCTCATAGGCATAGCCCCGCTTCCAAATCTGCACCAAGCTAGTAATTGAATCCGTAATATGATTGGCCGACATTGCCGTTAACAGTGGAATAAAATCGACATAGAATGGGGCCGAGCACAGCATTCGCACCCGCTGAATGGTGATATCTAGATGAAACGTAACATGAATGTCACGAATCAGCTTCAACAATCGTATCAGGTCACTGATGTTGTTGCCCGCGATGTTAATCATCCAACTCCACATCTCTTCGGTCATTTGCTCAGGATGCGGCATCCGTACACTCTGGAGAAAAGAGCCTTTATGAACGACGATATCCAGGGTATTCATCGCGATGTGAATGCAACGTGAACGAAGGGCGGGAATAAGGTCCTCTTCGGATGTACCGATGAAGAGAAACCGCGTAATGTGCGAATAGGATTCCATTGGACGACGAAGGGCCTGCTGGGAGATTTGGGGAAAGGTGTCGACGTCGTCAATGATAACCCATCGAAACACGTTCTCTGCGATGGACATTTGCCGAATAAATAGGCTGACCTGGCCGCGAATGGTTTGAATACCGCGGTCCTGGTCTGGTCCTAAGAGCATACACTCATCCACCGTTTCAGCACCCCACAAGTAAGGGGTAGGTCGCTGTTTTTGCCTGGCATACGTGTGCAATAGTTCACGCATGAGTGTGGTCTTCCCGCATCCTGGGGCACCTGTAATAAAAATATGGCTAGGCGTGTCAAATTGTTGAACACACTCGTGCCATACCGATTCTTGACCAACGAGAGAGGTCATGAGCGCACGTTAGACGTTACACTATTTGTGCGTTTAGGTCTTCTATACTGACTTAAACACTTATGGACACCTTAGTATAACATGTCTTCTGCTAACCCTACTAAATCTCTCTATGATATCCTCGGCGTTACTAAACAAAATAGTTGCACTGAAATCAAGAAAGCCTTTTTAAAGCTGGCGAAGGTTCATCATCCTGACAAGGGAGGTAATCCTGAGACATTTAAGGAGATTACACGGGCGAGTGATGTATTGACCGATGAGCGGCGTCGTAAAGTATATGATGATTTTGGGGTGACCGATGAGCAAGCCATGCAACATGGTCCGCCTGGTGGCTTTCCTGGTGGTATGCCTGGGATGCCGCCAGGCATGCCTGGTGGACCTGGTTTCTCTTTCCCCTTCGAATTCAATATGAATGACCTGTTTGGAAATATGTTTGGCAATCCTCCTGTAGGTCAACGAGGACAGCAGCCGCAACGCAAGGGTAAGAAACCCGCCCCTATTATTCAGAATATTGGTATTACCCTGGAGCAATTCTATATTGGGCATCACATTGACATTAAGAACAATCGACAGTCTTTTTGCGCGACATGTGACCACAGTGGCGCCAAGGTCAAAGAGGTATGTAAAAAGTGTAATGGGCAGGGTGCGGTGAGTCAGATTATTCAGGTGGGACCCATGGCCATGCATACCACAGGACCGTGTCTAGACTGTCAGGGCAGGGGTGAGCGCGTGTTGGAGACCTGTAAACCGTGTGGTGGTACGGGATTTCTAAATGAACAGCGGGAGATTCCTATTAAAATTGTACCTGGTACGCGCTCCAATGAAATATTTGTGTTCAACGAGGTCTGCTCGGACCATCCTGCTTTTGAGCGGCCTGGTGACGCCCACATTGTGATTGGAGAAGATGCCAATGACCCTGCCTTCAAAGTATTCAAACGCAAGGGTCAGCAACAGCAGGACCTGGAAATGCGGGTGTCCTTGTCCTTGGCCGAGAGCTTGGTAGGCTGTGTCATTCAGGTGGACCGTCATCCTGGATATGATGAAGGGTTGTTTGTCAAGGTTCCCGCGGGTTCGTTTCAGAATGATGTGTATTGCTTGTCTGGTTTTGGTATGCCGATTGTGGGTAATATTGGAAAATATGGAGACTTGTTTATTGTGGTGGATGTAGTGGTTAAGCCTGTAGAACGGAAGCTGTTTCTGGACAAGGGACGGGAACTACTCGTGCCATTATTCGGAGATAAGGTGCGCGTGGTAGAATGCCCTGAGGAGGCGGCACAGGGGGATTTGTTTCTTCTTTGAGCTTTGAGCTTTTTAGGAAAAAGCTCGCAAAAATCCAGGTGTAGCTAGAGAGAGCTCGCAAAAATCCAGGTGTAGTACAATTATGATAATCATGATGGTACATGTTTATAATAATAGGTTCTGTGTATCACTACTTACTGAGACGCACGCTTATCCGCCAAGTCATACTCCACGGCTGTTCTCCACTCGGGGTGCAGACCTGCCTGAGCATATTGTGTCTGTGATTTCAAAAGCATGCCATCAGAAGGAAAGGGAGCATAACCAAGGGCACCACCACGATTGCGACGCTGGCGATGACGGTGGCTGCGCTGACGGTGGCTGCGCTGGCGGTGGCTGCGCTGACGGTGACAGTGCTTACGGGACTTCTTGGACTTCTTACGACGACCTCCTGATTGGTCTTTCATGCCAGCAATGTCCACCATGGCTTTGTCGAGGCCGCCAATGTGAGCTGGACCGCGAAGAGCGGCAGGTAGAACATCATATGCAGATCCAACAGGTGTGCCCGACAGGTGGCTTCCTCCATGCTGTCCAGCGTGGTATTTCATAAAATCACCGCCTTGTCCAGCTGACATCTTGGAGGACCAGCTACCTGCCAGGCTGGCAGAGACCGGTGCCCCTATTAAATGGTTACCGCCTTGGCGGCGCTGCTTGCGATGTGAGCGGTTGCGATTGCGTTGAGAGCGGTTGCTCCGCGATTTATTACGACGCATTTTGCTTTTTCCTTGATGTCTCTTTCTCCGGGATCCGCCAGTAGCTAGTAGTCCACAGGTCATTTCTATCTAGTCTTGTGATAAAAGATATATCGTTTGCCGATACTGTATCTATTTCAAAACAGTTCCGGTTTATAGAAAATTCAGTTAGAGATAATCCCCCAATAGAATAGAATGGAACATCCTCCTAAAAAACAGTGGACGGACGTGATTTCCAACAATGTTCTCTGTAATTACTTTTATGTCTTCTTTATCGTTTTTTCTGTGTGGGCCGCGGTATCCTTGGTAGGCGGTATCTGGATTTTTGCCACGAGCAAACTGTCCTTTGGCCTTTTGCTAACGCTCATCTTTAACATTATTCTGTCGTTTGGTATTTCCGCTTCATGGGCACTATTCTTATACTTAATTTGTGAACGTGCCTTGAAGCCTGCGATGGCGGAACACGGTGGTGCAGCTGGACATGGCGCACACGAGGCGATGGAAAATATGATGTAAAAAATAAGTGTTTGTATGTGCTGTATCTCAATACAATTAGATTGGATTGGGATAGGGCGTTATGAGAGTGTTACGAAAGTGTTACGAAAGTGTTAATTATCATATGCATCTTGAAGCGATGCCAGATTTACCTTACGTTTTTGAATCTTGCCAGATACAACATACAGCGAATTCTCAGTTAGAATAATAAAATCATCCGCTACTTTGTACAATTTCTTAATAAGCGATGTAAACTCCTCCTTTGATTTGACAAGAATCCGCTCTTTGGTTTCAGGGTCTTCGCCCAGAAATGCCATATTTTTATGAGTTTCCGCATAGTAATCCATCATAATCGCACGGTCGTCTTGTATGGCCAACTTGGCCGCTTGCAACATCGTTTGAGCAGAGGGCAACGGGTCAGCGGCTGCATTTGCGGCATTGGATGAGGTAAGTGCCGCCGATGCATTTCCTTGAGCTTGTCCTGATTGATTCTGAACCGGGGCGCTCATTGTCTAGGTCTGTCAATCATTCATACTTCGTTTTATTGTGTAAAACGCAGCACTAATTTTCATTTGGCAAATAAAGAACTGCTGCATGATATTTATCAAATACACTATTCAAGAAATCATAGGCAGCACGGATTTGTGTTAACTGTCTCGCCCCTGTCACAATAATACGTCCAGTTCGGAAGATACTAATGGTAATTCGTTTACATTCTCCTTCGCCTTCTCCTGTACCCTGGCCTTTACAGAAGTTAGCACACCTGCAAATACCAGTACCAGGATTGCGTGTATTGTAGAAGAATTTGGTATTCACACCCTGATAAATTGTCTTTTCAAGCATACTGAACAAGTTGTATTGATTAATCAAAATCTTATGAAGTGCCTCTTGATTAATAAACATATTAAGTGCATAGTCTGTATTGATAAGTTGAATGGATAGACGCTGAATCGATGGCTCGGCCACAAAGGGCGATTCTGGAAGAGAGGCAATGCATGATAGTAACCAATGAATTGAATCACTGGCAAATTTTTCAGAAGTAACACCTGTCATTTGAATACCACCGTTGGCAAATAGTTTTACGTTCACCTCTTTCCACCTGTCTTCCTTTTTCTCTTCATTAGGATACGTTTCTAGTTTCCTTCGCAGCACAATGGTAGACTGATTAAAGAAGGATTTAGATGTGATTTTACGATTGGTGAAGATGTCTTTGTGGCTAAATCCGAGTACCATGCTTTTATGCTCAAACTTCAGAATTCCCTCTTGAGGATACCAGATGGGAATAATTACAGCCTTTAACAAGTGGAATAGTTTATCAAGATTGATTTGAACCCCCCAGTGCGCTGTAATGACCATGGTGGAGATTCGGAGATTGGTCTTGGTATAGGGCGCAGCTACAGCTGCTACTACAGATGTATAGGGCGCAGCTACAGCTGCTACTACAGATGTATAGGGCGCAGCTGCAGCTGCTACTACCTTCTTTGTCATCACTGTCGCCATCTTGTATGAAGATTGTTGTCTTTATGATGCCCGACATTTCTGTTCAAATTTTTGTTTAAATTCCTGAATTAATTTTATGAATTGTTCTTCGATTTTATCATACAATGTTGTACTATCAACAATCAACGGATAAATCAGATTTATTCTATAAATAAGAGCATCATCAATGACCGAGAATATATTTGCGAGTAATAGTATTTCAGAGATGATGACCTGAAAATCAATATGTTCATCTTTCACAATCTCTTTAATTTCAGAGGGGTGACAGTGAATATACTTCCAAATACGGTATTCGATTTCGGATTTACGCATGGTTTGACGAAGGTCGCCGCGTGTAATCGCTGTGAAAAGATCATTACTGTCATTATTGCGATTGGGAGGGTCATAACGGATTTTTAGCAGTCGTTGACGTAGCTTAGGATGGATTCGACTTTGTGAATTACAGATAAGAATAACACACATGTCTTTTGGGTCATTATTAAGAATAGTTTGCAGGGATAACTGTGCAGCCTCCGTTAGCGTTTCACACTCGTCCAGAATAAGAAAGCGTGGGGCAAACTCCGTATCCACTCGCCAATCCACTCGCAAGAAAGGGAAGACTTTTTGACGAATGGACTCGAGACTACGTTCGTCTGCGGCATTCATGGAGATGCACATCAATGATTTGCGATTGCCCCAAATTTGTTCTACAAGCCAGGATGCACTCGTGGTTTTTCCTGAGCCTGGTGGGCCAAAGAGGAGCAAGTGCTGTAGAGTGGTGGGGTCCTTTAAAAACATAGAGAAGCAGTTTCGTACCCGCTCACACCAGAACGATGTATCAATCGTAGTCATGGTCGATTACTATGATGTCGATGGTTAAGCTTAAGTGGTTATTTTATGTGGAAATAGTATAGTATCATGTTTCACCCTATGATGTCTCTCTTTATTGCGGTACTTTTCTTTGTTTTGACGCCCGGCGTCCTATTGTCTCTCCCTGTGGGTGGTTCGTTACTGCAGAAGGCTGCTGTTCATGCGGTAGTGTTTGCCCTGGTGTACCACATTAGCCACAAAGCGGTCTATAAGATGATTTATGGTCGTTATTAAATGTATTAGATATTAATTACTAATTTTATTTGCATTAGTAAAAATTGGTTCGTCACCGCCTTTTACTAATATAAATAATTTATCATTATTCCAACCCATTGAATTCTTATTACAGTGGTCTAATTCTATGAAATAGTAATATTGGAAGTGCTTTAATACGGAACTCAATCTATTTATATAATCAGACTGGTTGTATGATTTAAATATATCTTCAATAATTAATATTCCTCCTGGTTTAAGATAATGATAAATATTTTCAATCACTCGTACTTGGTCTTCAAATTGATGTGTTGTATCTTCAATGATAATATCGTATAATGTATTTAATGTACTGCATGCATTTACAATACTATCTTTATTGGTTACATCTATCGTTGCCAGAGTTACTCTATCATTATTAAAAGTTTGTTTAAATTTATGTATCAAGTCATTATTGTATTCAAACCCATAGATGTTAGCATTTGAAAAGTATTCTTGCCACATACGTAATGAACCGCCGTCTAATATGCCTAATTCAGCGATATTTAACGGTGCATCTCTTTTATTTTTAAATATTTTATGATAAAATAGTGTGTATGGATGACAATGTCTACTGTCTGTAACATTATCTCGTTGCGATGATTTATAGAACGTTTCAGATACATCAAGATTTTTGAGAACGTTTCAGATACATCAAGATTTTTGAGCACTTTTTCTTAAAAAGTGCAAAGGGCCTAAATGTATCCCCGCGTGGAACATGACAGTATACCATGAGCGGTCGTGGTCGTGGTCGTGGAAAAGCAGCTTCAAAGTCAAAAGACAGCGCTAAAGACAGTGCTAAAGACAGTGCTAAAGACAATACATCCGATAATACAGTCAGTACGGATGAAACTGTCGAGAATCAAACTGTAGTACTTTCTGTAACCAAGCGCACCAGTAAGAAAAAGCAGTTTCCAGTGGTAGCTGTCATTACTCCAGATGGCATCGAAGGTGATTTATTGCAGTCTACACGTCGCCCTTTGATTGTTCATCTTCCTATTCAGAGTAAAAATGTACAAATGAATGATATGCCCATTGCATACAATCCACTACCACCCACGGAAGCGATGCCTTATGACAGTAATGCAGACAATCCATTCTGTGAAGAGGTAGAACAATTGTCATCTACTGCATTTGAACCAAAAATGCAAGAAACAAATGTGGCATCTAAAAAAGCAACCGACCATGAGCCTGAAATTGATTATTATACACTAAAGTCAACACTTCTCCTACAATTTAAAGAATCATCTGAACTGAAAAAGCTGCCAGATCATTCCGATTCTGCCTGCTTTTGGTGCTGTCATACCTTTACACATCGTCCTGTCATTCTCCCTATTCGTGATACGGGTGAATATATTCAAGTCACTGGTAATTTTTGCAGTCCTGAATGTGCGACATCCTACCTGTTTGATATGCGTCAAGATTCGCATACACGGTGGGAACAATTATCCCTACTCTATCGTCTCTATGGAGAAGTATGTAAGGGTAAAATTCATCCTGCCCCTCCACGTGCCATTTTATCACTGTTTGGTGGTACACTCTCCATTCAAGAGTATCGTACCTTGTTGCAATCCCAAAAAGTGCGCGTGGATATTCATCTACCGCCGATGGTTAGTATCCTAGCCACCATGGATACAAAGCCGATTGACTTTTATGATTCGAGTTTGACAAAGAATGTCACAGAGACTGTGAAGGAGAGACTGCAAAAAGCAGAGGATGTGTTGCGTCTCCGTCGAACCAAGCCACTCAAAGCATGGGAATCTACGTTGGATGCCTGTCTTAATTTTAAGATTGGGGGGCAACACGTATCAATGGATGCGATGGCATAAGTTGATAGTACCTTTCTAGATTTTATATTAATTTTATAATATATATGTTATATTATAAAATTTGATAGCCATTTTTGAGCTTAAATCATTAGCTTGATATTATATACGTTATACAATGGCGTCTATTCAATCTGTCCTTATTCAATCATGCATTTCAAAACTCCACAAGGAGTTGCAACAATTGGAGAGCTGGCTAACGAATGTTCCCACGGATGCATTAGCGACTTCTACCCGTGATGTGGCTGGGGTCTACACGGTGCTTGAAAATCTATCTAAAAAAATGGACGCACATCAGCATACACTAAATCATCTTGTGGATCGCGTGGGTGTGCTAGAAGGAACAACGCGTGAAATCCATATCGATGACTGTGTGGATGAAATGAGCGAAGCATCCGAAGAACATGATAATTCTAATATCTGGTTGCAAGGTGATACATTTTCGAATCAAATTATTCAGCCCATTGCCCCTCCTGTGGCTGAATCTGAGGTCAAACCTGTAGCAGTGCCTGTGGTCAAACCTGTAGCAGAAGTGGTTGTACATGTGGTTGAAGCAGTTGTGCCTGTGGTCAAACCTGTGGTTGAAGCGGTAGCACCTGTGGTTGAAGCAGTTGTGCCTGTGGTTGAAGCGGTAGCACCTGTGGTTGAAGCGGTAGCACCTGTGGTTAAACCTGTGGTTGAAGCGGTAGCACCTGTGGTTAAAGCGGTAGCACTTGTGGTCAAACCTGTGGTTGAAGCGGTAGCACCTGTGGTTGAAGCGGTAGCACCTGTGGTTGAAGCGGTAGCACCTGTGGTTGAAGCGGTAGCACCTGTGGTTGAAGCGGTAGCACCTGTGGTTGAAGCGGT